CTCCACGCCCGGCCCCTCCCAAGACTATGGATTTCCCTACGGCGAATATTCCTCTTCCTGTCATGGATTTCAATTTCATGTTGCCGGAAGCTCCGGAGCTAGCGGTTTGCCATTCTCCTAGAAAAGATATCACGGAAGCCTTTACGCCCCGTGATAAAAGCCAGATAGCGATCAAGGACCCCAAGCTATTCGATGAGAATAACACGGAAATTATTGATTTATCCTTGATCCCCGCCGGGGAATACGCATTTCCCCTTCCTAATGGAAACGTGATCTCTCCTTACGGGGGAAGGAGAAGACATCATTCCGGAGTAGATATTAAGACTTGTGCCAACGATACGATCGTGTCTGCTTTCGATGGTATTGTCAGAATGGCGAAACCATTCGCCGCCTATGGCAACGTTATCGTTGTCCGCCATTATAATGGGCTGGAAACGATCTATAGCCACAACTCCAAGAACTTGGTTAAACCCGGAGATCGTGTTCTCGCCGGACAACCGATCGCCTTAACCGGACGTACCGGCAGGGCTACTACCGAGCATTTACATTTTGAGACTCGTATAAACGGAGTTCATTTCAATCCGAATATCGTCTTCAACATGGCTAAAAGGAAATTACGTTCAAAATGTCTGGTTTGTACCCAGAAAGGTAATAACGTAATCGTCAAATCGGTTGATATATTACCCCATCAAAAGGCTGGTCCATACGTACCGCCACCTCCTTATAAATGGGTTTACAATGAATGAAAAAAGGTCTTACGGACAATCCGTAAGACCTTTTTTCATTCCGTGGAGATGGAGAGACCATAACTTATACTGTCATACAGTATCAAACAATATCATATGCGCTCATGTTCAACGATTTCATGTGTTTTTAAACAGTCACTAAATATCATGTTATGTCATATGATGTCATGTTTTTTGCGTGTAAATTTGCGTAGTTACACGCAACACGTTTTTATCATGGAAATAAAGAGGAGCATAACGTTTGACGTAGAGAAAAGGAAGAGGGATGGGCTATTGATCGTAAAGAACGTACCTATCCGATGCATGGTTACGTTCAACCGGAACAGGATAACGTTTTTCACGGGTCATAGGATAGACGCAAGCAAGTTCGTCCCGGAGAAGGGCATCGTTAAAAACGGATGCTTCAACAAGGCCGGGGAAAGCTCTTCCGAGATAAATTCCGATCTTGACGATATACGTGCCACCCTCCAAAACATATTCCGTCAATACGAGAGAGAGGGCGAGATGCCTAGCGCCAACGATATCAAGGAAAAGTTCAAGGTTGCGACAGGCCGGGTAAAAGAGGAAGAGAGGAAGCCGATATCCCTGTTCGATATCTACAAGGAGTTTATCGATACGGTAGGGAGGCAGAACGCATGGACGAAGACATCGCACTACAAACATAACTCGATCATGCACCTTCTGGAGGAGTTCAATCCACAGATCAAGTTCGATGACCTGTCGGAGGATACCTTGCAAGACTTCGTAGAGTTCTTAAGGGAATACAAGGGTATAAGGAATACCACGTTGAACAAGTACCTCCACTTCATAAAGCAATTCCTTTTATGGGCCGACGACAAGGGATACAACACGAGAAAGGACTATCGAAGGTTCAGCCCAAGGCTTAAAGGGGCGAACTTCGAGCTGAAGAAAGTCATATACTTGACATGGGAGGAACTGATGCGTATATATAATATGTATATAAAGGAAGGGACGTTATCCACCGTCCGTGACGTTTTCTGTTTCTGTTGCTTCACCGGTCTCCGTTACTCCGACGTATATAACTTAAGGAAGACGGATATCATTAACGGGAAGATTGATATCGTGACACAGAAGGACAGCGACAACATACAGATCGAGTTGAACAAGTACAGTAAATCAATACTTGAGAAATACGAAGACATCGAGATCAAGAACGGGAAGGCGCTGCCGGTCTTGTCCAATCAGAAATACAACATGCATCTAAAGGATCTCGGCAAGATGGCGGAGCTGGACTCCGAGATAACCGAGGTATGGTACGAGGGCAACAAGCGAATACAGCAGACATTCCGCAAGTGGGAACGGCTTACTACCCATGTCGCAAGGAAGACGTTTGTCGTCAACGCCCTCATGTTAGGCATCCCCCCTCAAGTCATCATGAGATGGACAGGGCACAACGACCTCAAGGCCATGAAACCTTACACTCATATAGTGGACAAGCTGAAGGAGGACGAGATGAGCAAGTTCGATAAGATATAAACAAGCATCTTATATAAAAAACAAGAATATATTATGAATGAGGAACTAAAAAAACTGCTTGCGTGGTTTGATAACTACGAGATTACATTTAACGAGATAAGACTGTCACAATGTCAATATATCTTTGACTTACGAAAATTTATCTCTGTCCAAACGAACTCTGTCCGGAAAAATTGGGACAATCCGACATTTGAGTATGATATTTTGAGCCTATATCAGCTTAAAAAGGTACTGGAGGAGAAAGAGAAAGAAATCAACCCGTAAAATTGTCCTATTTTTCGCACTTCCAAAGTATAACGCCCGTGTTTTTTCTGACACGGGCGTGTTTTATTGGTCTATTTGACTTATTATCATATTTAATATCTCTATGTTGAAAATTCGCTAGAATCAACATTCCTACGTTTGACATAAAGGCATCGCTTGGATATCTCTGGATTCGCAATACCACGGTTATACACTCTCACCGACATTACCACTTTTCTTTTCTCTAAAAACAAATCTTCCGCCAGCCGAATTATCTGCTCTACTCTATCGTCATAATCACCAACCATATTAATTAGATTTTTTAAGGTAATAATTAAACAGTACAGCGAAAAAGTTTGTTTTGCAACACTCACATGTTATTAAGCAGAATCTTTCTCTCCTTGCCGGTTCCCGGACCTATCGTCTCTCTCTTGCTTCAACGACTCGGCCAACAGGCCTATGAGTTTCTCGATATTCCGGCTGTTCCTCTCGTTCGCCTCCGCGTTTTGCTTGCCTTGCGCCGTTAGGTCATGTATGATATCTAGCAGTTCCCTTGGATTAAAGCCGTCACCTATTTCTTCCGGGATATCCACTGATCGTGCGGGTGGGACGTCAGAGGTTAGCATATCACCTTCACCTGTAAGAAGCCACACCCTATTATAATGAGGATACGCATTCAATATCTTAGAAGCATAATTCTCACTTATTCTTTTAACTTTACCATCTCTTATGTCATAAAGAGATTGAGGTCTTGATAAACCCATATCCTTTGAAAGTTGAGCATAAGTTATTCCTTCCTTAGATAATATACATTCCAAAATTTCTTTAGGCCCCATCATATCTATTCAATATTTTGCATACACAGTAATATTCTGTATATTTGTATCGTATCAAGTTGCGGATGATACCATACAGATTAATAATCTCCCGCAAGGGAATATATTGGCGACTTCACTTCAAACCGCAACTTTGGAGCAGTCGTTTTATTTATCATGGAAGAAATCATACAGTACCTCGAAATGCTACACATTAAAGAGTTGGTATATACGATCGGAATATTATATATCATCCTTATTATCATAGCAATAATATTTGCTGTCACTTTCTTTTATCACCTTCTAAAATCCCAAAATCAGGATCACTGGTGGAATAATTAGGTTTCATCCTTGGAAGAGAGACCGCTACAGAAAATTTTATCCTACTTTCTGCCCCATTTATACATTCTCTACCTCCAGATACTATTTCTATCCCTAATCTTCCAGATTCCTTTTTAGAATATGTAACACACACATCGAACTGAACAGGCTGAACAATAGATACAGTACCATCCCCCATATCCAATATATTCTTTGGCGTTACAAGAGTCCCAAATTGATTAGGGTTTATACAAGCATCATTTTTTGCCGCAAACTCCTGAGCATCCTTAACGCCAGCTATTATCTCTTTCAATGTCTCACTAACAAACTTCTTCAATTCCATACTTACTAGTATTTAGCCACACAAGGCAACAATGTTAAACAATGTTTATACACAGAAAATAACTGCACGAAAACTTTTGCATACAGTTATTTTCTGTATATTTGCATCATCAAAACGTTACAAAGATACGCAACCTTAGTTTAAGGATCAATAGCACGAACGTATCAAAGCGATCTTTATTTGTTGGTTAAATTCTCTATGGTACGAGAAAGATATTCTATAGTCTTTTGTTGACTTTCAATAATTCTCAAAAGATTGTCATTAGCCAAAGACTTATCCATATCGAATGATATACCTGTAATACCTGATATTTCATTTAGATATTCATCTTTAAAATACTTAGCATTAAGACGACTATTTAATGTTTGAGCTGTAATGCCTAATTTTTTTGCTAAGTCTGTCAAAACAACACCGTTGTTCAATAACATTTCTCTTACATCTTTCCCTGTCATAAAGCTAAATAAAGTTAAAATAAAGAATAAACCATCTAAATAAAGAAAATATAAAGACTAATTCTTTATATTTACACAGTGTAACGCTACAAAGGTACGTTACTAAAAAGTAAAGTGCAATAGCATATACGTGTTAAAATGAGTTCTATAACATGTTTCCACCTTAGTACCCGCCGAAAGGGGGTTAAAACGAAAGGATATAAAGACATAAGGCATGAGAGCGTAATAGCGGAAACGCCGGGATTTACGCAGGGATGCCGAAATATATCGCAAGGTTGGAAGTCCTTGCGCAGTAATCAACTATAAAAGCTCCAGACCGTCTCGATTCGGTTAAGTATCAAATGGTAAAACATTACTGGAGCACAAATATTTTAAACAAACAAATATGGAAAAAGAGATAATTATTGATGAAAATTACAAGACTACAAGCCTTTTTGATAGGATGAAAGTCGGGGATATATATAAGGTACCATATGATCCCAGCCGACATAACGGCATCAAGTCAGAAGCATCCAGACGCAATAAATACGCCCGGTTGAGCAATGAGCTCAAAGGCATACAGGATATCAAGTTTAGAGTATCAGAGGCCGTATATCCGGGATTCACGTCCATTATACGAATAAAGTAAAGAGTCATGGAAAGGGTATTCACCGAGTTAACCGAGGAATGTGATTACACGGCCCAGTATTACGCCGTGGGATTCGAGAAAAAGGAGATAGCCGAGAAAAAACACAGGTCGTTGCATACGATCATAAACCAGCTAAGGACGGCTTTCGAGATACTTGGCGTAAGGAACGGAAGGGAATTGGCCATAAAGCTATGCGAGAGACTGTGCGATATAAAGGCTAACGTAAATATACAACAGATGGTTCATTCAGCCGTGGCGTGCGTCTTGCTACTTATCCTTTGCGTGGATTCTCATTTGGAAATGAGAAGGGCAAGGCAAAGGTGCCGGTCCATAGCTAGAATAGAGATATCCTGTAGGGCTTTTAGAGGCTGTAGAGGGAGGAATATAACATTATAACAATAACAATATGGAGAATATAGCGGAATTACCGGCAACCCAAGTGACAGCCGGACAACTAGCGGACTTGATCATATCAAGGCTAGCCACCCAAAAAGAAGAAGATCCATCCCGGAAATACGTTAGGGGACTAGATTCCTTGGCGAAATTGCTCCAAGTAAGTACATCCACCATAGCGAGATACAAGAAAAAGGGGATTTTCGGGGATGCCATAAAACAAAATGGCAAATATATCCTAGTGGACGTAAAGCTCGCTCAGGAAAGGTTCTTTTCCAAAAAGACGAGACCACATTAACAAGTCTTCCGGCTTATGGTCTTATCGCACCTGTGACGCATAAGCCGGAAGAATCTACTTATAATAAAAATACCCCCACCCGTTATCATTCGGGTTCGAAACCGTTGGAGGTTGTGGGGGAGCGAACATTAAAATATAAAGAATATGGGAAATGAATTACAAGGAAATATCCTTGGCACAGGATTTACCGGCAATGGATTCGAGATCTCTCGAAATCCCTACATAAACTTAGACGATTCTTTCGTTAGAGAAAGATGCGATAGATTTTCAATGGCCCTTGCCTCATTATGTACAACGATCGCTAGCGATAAAATCCATTTAATAAAAACAACAAAATTATTGAGAGTATGAAAAAGATCCTTTCTATCCTTAGGGGTAAAAAACAAACAGAGAGACTGTCAGAGTTAAGGAGTCAAGAGATCATGAGAGCGCTTGACTCGGCGTTAAACAACGTAGAGGAGCAAAAGGTATTAGCCGACATCCGGTATCACGAGGAGATAAACAACCTAGGTGACGACGGGGTAAATTACAAGAGCAAGATCAATCAATTGATCGAGTACAAGGAGACGATTGTCAACGCAGACAACACCATCCAAGCTATCAATGAGATCAAGAACGATCTCGAGAGCGAGGTTGAAGACATCAATCCATGATACCATGAATGAGATTTATTGGATCACAAGGTTAGATGCCATACAGACGTTGGCGACAATCGCAGTATTTATCTTGGGAATATTAACTTCCATAAGTATTATCGGATGGTTTGTTGATGATGATTTTGAAAACGAATCCAAGTTTAAGAACATGGCTATCAAATGTGCCGCCTATATATCAATCCCTATTTTTTTACTGCTGTTCATCCCCTCTAAAAGGGATATGCTGATGATTATCGGAATAGGTGGAACTATAGAATATCTCAAGTCTAACGATACCGCCAATAAGTTGCCGGATAAGGTTATCATGGCTATCGATAAGTTATTGGATGATACAATAGAGGAAGAAAACGAATAAAACCGATAGACCTATTAATAACCAAGTTTTATAACAATGAAAGAAAGAAGAATCCCACCCTAGGAAATGGCTAGGGCAGGTAGCGAACCATAATAAATTCATATTATTATTCAGGGTTACAGGGGGTTCGAGTTCCCCCGGCTACCACGCTTAAATCACATTGCTAATTATTATACACTTCACAACCAAGACCTTAATATACCGCCGTGAGACAGGAAGGAATATTAGTTTTTACTTAAACTGTGCCGGGGTGGGATTCCCCGGCAAACGGATGTATGGCGAAATTGGTAAACGCTAATCAGTATGTAAGGTGCAAAATTCCAAGATAACAGCATAAAACCTGCAACTTGCGAGACATACTAGGAATAACCGACTTAAAATCGGGGGCCGCAAAAACACCACCATTTCCGGTTCGAGTCCGGATACATCCACAATCTTGTATCAATGAACGCACCACTCTATCCGAATTGAGGACGGATGTCGGGCCTGTCCGAAGATGGGAAAGCCGATAGAGTAGTAGATAAAAATGGTATGGTAAATCCGAAATGAGTCCAAAGAGTATTTATCGAGGTGGAGGTTCCACAAAATCATGTGGAATGTGACGGTGATGACATGGCGGTTCATAATGTTGGCGGCCCGGAAAGACGGGCAAACGCTCCCTTAGCTCGGTTGGTTAGAGCATCACTAATTATAAACATTTTCTTATGAAAGAAGAAATATCCGATTATTACAGAAGCAAGGGGTTCACTTCGGTTTATGTATCCGTAAACAAAGAACCAAGAAGGGTTGCGACCTTAAGAAGACCAGATAACTATATGACAAGCATGAGTTATTCTAAGTATCTTTACACAAGCCATTACAAAATAGACATAGATGGTAGATATTATCACGTGGATCATATAAACGGAAATAAGATGGATGAT